GGTCTGCTCTTGCGCGACCTGCTCCGCGGACTTGATGAGGCCGTCCTGCGAGATGCCGAGGTGCGCCGCGCGGAGCGTGAGGTACTTGCCCCAATCCACACGCGCGTAGGCTTCCTGCTTCGCCTCGGGTGGGATGCCCTGGAGGAACAGGTCAAGCTTGTTGAGGTCGTGACCGCGGCCGAGAGCTTCGAGCCCCGTCACGATCACAGGCTTCACCGTGCCCTTCGGGAGGCGGGGCAGCTTGCCCTTGCGCTGCATCACCGCCATCACGCGGTTGACCAGCGGAAGCTGGAACTCCTGCGCCATGATCGAGTAGATGCCGCCGAGCGCCGTCTCCAGCTCCTGCGCCATGTAGCGGATTTCCTCCGCGGTGACGCGCTCGCCGTTGCGCTGGACCGAGCTGTGCAGGAGGAAGGCTTGCGCCAGTCGCTCCTTGAGGTCCACCGTCTTCTCCAGTGCGACGCGGAAGTCCGCGAACTTCTGCATCTGGAGCACGGACACGTCGTTCGCATTGCCCGAGCGCACGGAGCCTGAGGGGGCCTCCGCGACATCCTTGGGCTTCGTGGTGCCGTTGGGGTTGACCAGGAACAGGACCTTCGCCGCTGCGGCTGCGCCGAACAGGATGGCCTTCTCCAGGCCCTCAAGGGACTTCAGGTCCCCGAAGTATTCCTCGACGTAGCTGCGGCCGTAGTCCTCGCCGTCCACGCGGATGAAGCGCAGCGCGATCATCGGGCAGGAGTCGAGGGGGTACGTGGCTTCCGTGCCGGGGATCGCCTTGCCCGCAATCTCCTGGTACAGGTGCCACTTGCCGTCTCGGAGGCAGCAGCTCGTGTAGAGCGCGGTGCTCTTGAAGGAGCCGTCCTTGTCCTTGATGTCGTCGCCGAGCATCTTCTGCACGTCGGCGGGCAGCGTCGCGGGGGCGATCTCCTCCTTGAGGATGGCCTCCAGCAGGTTCCCCGAGGGGTCCCGCTTGACGACGTAGTGGTCCATGCGGAACACGCGCACACCGCCGGAGTCCGGGGTGTAGATCAGGGCGTTGCCTGCGACGAGGAGCTGCTTGAACCCCTCGAAGCCGGAGACCCGCAGCGCCATCGTCTCGATCTCGCTCATCATGGCGCGTTCGACCTTCGACAGCCCCTGCTCCAGCTCGGCCTTCATGTCCTTGCGCTTCGTCAGCTCCTCGGCGGTGAAGTCGTCGAGCTGGAGGCGGAAGAAGGGAGAGTTGGTCGGGATCAGCGAGAGCAGCAGCTTCGACGCGAGGTTGTTCACCCCACGCGCTCCCATTGACTGGTATGGCGTGATGAACTGCGTCGAGCCGCTGCTGCCATCGGGCGGCATCAGCGCGGGGATGGTGAGCTTCGCGCAGTCACGCGCGCGCTCCAGGTAGGGCTGGCGAGTCGTCTCCAGCTTCGAGTAGCGTCCTGCGAGAGTGCCGGCCTCCATCCCTTACGCTCCGGGGATGTTGAGGCTGCGGTCGATGCGCAGGGAATCGCGTACGCCGCCGGGGCTACCGGAGCGACCTCGCTGTGCGGCCTTGGGCTCGATGACGAGCTTGGCCGGCTTCGTGATCTCCGGCGGCGGCGGCGGGGGCGCGGCGGGCGGAGGGGGAATCTTGGGAGCCTTGGGCTTACACATCGTCGATCAGTCCTGTGATGGGAAGTCCCGCTCGTTCTGCTCCGCGTACTTGTGCCGGAGGAAGCGCACGACATCTCGCTGGCCCGTCATGTATCGAACGAGGTCGATGGAGCAGTCCAGGGACGGCGTGCGCTCGGGGAACCTGGTGTCGAGCCAGTTGAGGAGGTCGAGGGGGATGGGGGGTGCTTGGTCGTCCATAGGTGTCCTGAGGGGCACGTAAAGACCCCAGCGGGGTGCAGGGGGGCAGACCCTACATACCCCGGGGGGTATCCGTTACGGCGCTGCGGAGGGCCGCTTCTTGTCTTCCTGCTTCAGCCGTGCGATCTCGTCGGCGATGTACCAGCGGGCCTTCTCCAGGTCCTGAACCTGCTTCGCGAGCGGGTCGAGACTGGCGCTGTTCTTCAGGCCCTGGCGCCAGAGGTACTTGATGGCGTTGCCGACGTTGAAGTTGCGGTGCCGCACGATCTGGATGCACTCCACGCCGGAGGGGTCCGAGGTGTAGTGCGCCGGCCGGTTCACGTCGTCGGCCTTCGGGAACATCGCGTCGAGGCGCTTCTGCACCACGGGGTCGATGGGGCGCCGCTGCGGCACCGGAGTGGTCAGGCCGGTCATCGGGCGCGGCTCGGGGCCGCCGTACTTCGCGCGGTGGCGCCGCTCGCGGACGACATCGCAGGAGACGCACATGCACTGCTCGTGATGGGATTCCACAGTCGGGGTTCCTTCTTCTCGAAGTCGTAGTCGGATGCGCGGAGGATGCGTGCCACGCGGGCCTGCACCAGCGCGTCCTGCTCGGTGAGCCCTGCGGCCTCGAAGCGGGACGCGATCACGCGCCACAGGTTGTCGGTCGGCTCCTCGCGGTAGCGCACCTCGACCTCCCCCTTGCGCTTGCCGGAGGCGAGCACGTGCTCGTACGGCACCAGCTCGGTCATCGCCTCGACCGCGGCTCGCGCCCGGTCCATGCCGATGCCGGGACAGCCGGGGTAGCCGTCCGTGGTGTCGCCGGCCAGCGTCTGGATCGCATGCCACTCGTCCGCCTGCTTCGGCGTGATCGTGAGGAGCTGGTCCTTCTTCTGGTCGTAGAACAGGCCGGGGATCGTCTTCTGGTCCTTGTCGATCGAGACCTGGATCTTCTCGCCCGGCACGATGACCGCGCTCGTCATGAGGATGCCGAGGATGTCGTCGCCCTCCAGCCGGGGCCGCAGGTACGTGCGGTAGTTCTGGAGGAGGTGCTGCTTGAGCGCAGCGAGGATGATCGGCTTGCGCGTCGCCTTGCGGTTGCTCTTGTAGAGCGGGTACACGTCGTAGCGGAACGAGGCGCCGTCGCTCAGCGCGAAGATGCACTCGCCGCCGTTGAGCCGCGTGACGATGCGCTCGATCTGCGTCTCCATCGACTGGATGCCCTCGCCCTCGCTGGCGTGGAGCGTCCAGAGGTCGTCGTCCCACTTCGTCTCGCGCTCGACGGAGGCAGCGGCCTTGTAGGCGATGATGTCGCCGTCGATGATGAGAGTCGGCTTACTCACTGGCGGTCGAACATCCACCAGACAATGAGCGCCAGGACCACGAGCTTGATACACGCTTCCGCACCCATCACCGCGGCACCTCGTCGTCGGCCATGTCCATGCCGGCCTGCACCGCGTCGCACACGAGCTGCACGACGATGCCCGCGAGGATGGCGGGCGTGAGCAGGAACATCCCGGCGGTGACCGCGAGGCGCTTCACTTCAGCACCTCGATCTTCGGCGCGGACCAGGTGATCTTCAGTCCCTTCGCGCCCGCGGCGATGGCCTTGTTGATCGCCTCGTTCACCGCGTCACGCTGCGCGGAGGCGATCTTCTTGGCCGTACGCTCGACCTGCGACCGCGCCAGCTCGATGGAGAACTGTACGTCGGCTTCGCCGTTCGTGTAGGAGATGAAGGACTCGTCGGACAGGGACTTCAAATGCGTACTCCGATGAACAGGTGGGTGCGGCGCGTGAGCGGAATGGCGGCCATGAAGCCGCGCTGCCGGTACAGGCGCATGACGATCCACGGGTGCCCGTAGAACGCCTCGGCGCTCTCCAGGAGCGCGACGGCGAACGGGCGGGTTTCGATGAGGAAGCGGTACGGGCGCCACACTTTGGCGAGGAGGGTGAGGTTCATTCGTCGAGTCCGAGGGTGAGCCACAGGTTCGCGATGCCAGCCGGGGTGATGAGCCACACCCGGCCGAACTCCGCGGGACCCTGGCGGGTCGTGAGGAAGCCAAGAGACGCGGCGGCGGCGATGCTCGGGGCAGCCGCACGCGCGTAGTCGCTCTTGACGCTGAAGGGCTCCAGCCACGCGCGGCGAAGCACGGACGGGAGGTGGACGCGAGCGAGGTCAGTGGCAATCGAACCAGGACTTGCCGCGTTTGAACTCTCCGGTGATGGGCACGCGGAGGTTGAGCTTGACGCCGCAGCTTTCGATGGCCGCGACGCAGACTTTGCCGAAGGCATCTGCGATCTCCGGGCGGGCGCTGAACTGAAGCTCGTCGTGAACCCAAGCGCGGAGCAGGAAGTCGGTGCCGTCCACCCAGCCCTCACGGGCGAAGGCGTCGAACACTTCCACGATCCACCACTTGGCGACGATGGCGCCTGCCGATTGAAGGAGTGAGTTGAGGGCGGAGTGAGCCGAGCGCACGGGAATGCGCCCGCCGTCCAATCCGATGAGGTAACCCTTGGTCTTGACCGCTTCCCCTACCGCGTCGATGAGCTTCTTCAACGCGGGGAGGCCCTTCAGGAACCGGGCCTTGATGGACGCGCCTTCGGATTCCGAGCGTCCCAGGATGCGTGCCAGCTTCGCCGCGCCCGCTCCGTAGAGGAACGCGTAGATGAAGGTCTTGGCGATGTCGCGGCCCTTCTGCTGCTTCGCGCCGACGACGTACAGGGCCTGCGGGTCGAGCCCGAGCGCACGCGCGTTGAGCGAGTGCACGTCGGTGCCGTCTTCCTGCCTGCCCTCGACGACAGCGCGGGCGTAGGCGCCGCCGTCCCAGCGAGCCATGTAGTGCGCGAGCATGCGCAGCTCGATGCCAGCGAGGTCGACGCCGATCTGGTCGTAGCCCTCACCCGCCCAGAACAGGGCACGGCACTCCGCTCCGAAGTACGAGCCGACCTTCGGGACCTGGCCGATGTTCGGCTTCGAGTGCGTGGCGCGGCGCGTGACGGCGCCGAGGATGTTCACGCGGCCGTAGATCGCGCCGTCGCGCGACACCTTGAGCCAGCCTTCCTTGCCCTCGCTGATCTGCCCGGCTCGCTTCTGGAGCAGCAGGAACCGCGTGAGCGGCTTCGCCTCGGGATACGGGAGCGCAGCGAGGACCTTCTCGTCCACGATGACGTTACCGTCTTCCGAGAAGTCGACCGGCTCCCAGCCGCGAAGCTTCTTCAGGCGGTCGGCGATGTGGGCGCGGCTGTTCGGGTTGAACTCGCGCAGCTCGATGGGCGTGTAGCTGGCGCCTGCGGTGTACTGGACGCCGCCCACCTTGACCTTGCGCTTGCGGCCGTTGACCACGCGGGTCTCGACAGCAGCGCCCACGAGGCGGTCACGCTTGGGCGTGGCGACGCGGGCCTTCTTCTCAGCACCGTCCTCGCACTTGTCGCTGCCGGCGGGGGCGTACCACGGAGCGAATAGCGTCTTCAGCTCGTGGCCGAGTGAGTCGCGCTCCTCGCACACCTTGGCGTACAGCGCAGCCGCCTCGCGCTCCTTGAAGGGGAACCCGTTGCGCTCCATCTGCGAGATGATGAAAGCGACGCGGTGCTCGATGGCGCTCGCGGCGCGGCAGTAGTTGGCCTGCACGCAGCGGTTGTAGAGCAGCTCGGTGACGGCAACGTCCAGCTCGCAGTAGGACTGCATCTCCGGGCGCCACGCGGACCAGGGGTCGATGCCCTGCTCCTTGCACCAGGCGCTGTAGTCGCCCTTCAGGACCCCGAGGCGGTACCCGAAGGCTTCGAGGGAGTGGTTGCCGATGAGGTTGCCGGGGAGCTTTTGCTGCTTCTGGAGCGCGAAGTCCTTGGGCCGAAGCGCGTCACGCGGCCAGTTGAGGCGGGCCTCGATGAGCGTGTCGGTGATCTCCGCTGTCCACTTAAAAGCGGGGTACAGCTTCTGGAGGACCGGCAGGTCGTAGCTGATGATGTTGTGGCCGACCAGGAGGGTCGCGCTGCGGAGCATGTTCAGCCCGTGCGCGATGCTGGCGACCGTGGTGTTGTGAGCGGTGGTCTCGTAGGCGTGGTCACAGCAGGACCACACGCGG